TTCTGAACTGCCTGCAAGTTGAATATCCTTACTATTTGAAAAACGGGCAACTACATGACTAACGCGCTCAGGCGGATAGTAATCATCGTCGTCCATGGCGACAATAATGGAACCAATTGCTTCGTCATTAAGTCGATTCCTCTTTTCACCAATTGTCAGTTTCTCATCAAGAGGAATATAGCGAATATTAGGAATTCTCTTAGCAGCCTCGCTAATGAGATCCTCTACCTTATCCTGTCCATCATCCAGAATAATCCACTCCATATTCTCCTTCTTGTATGTCTGAGCATCATAGCATTGGATAAGATATGGAATAAAACGTCTTCTATTGTAAGTCGGTGTAATCACACTTACAATAATAGGGGCCATTTCTACTAAATATTCACCATTCGGGTTTAACCTATCGATTTTTGCGCGGCAATGATCGCCTCTGCAGCAGCAGTATAGTCTTCTTTAGCCTTTTGAATTAAAGGAAGATCTTTGTACCAGATAAGTTGTTCAAAAAAGGAGTCCTTTTTCACTTCATCAGGATTGTAGGGATAGACTGGAAATAGATAGGAGCCCATAAAGGGCGGATGATTCGTATAGGAGCGATAGAGATAATAGGGTAGTACTAGAAACCATAAGAGAACAGCATAGATAAAATAGAGAATACGAATTGACATAGGGCGAACGAGTGAATCACTTGCAACTAAGGAGCCAGTGTAGAGTCCAATCACTAGATAGAGCATTGTAAAAAGTCCCGAAATCGTCTGATCCCATATTTTCTGCTTCACACGATCACCGCTGAACTGTGATTCCTCAAGTTTCTCCTTTTCGGCTTTTGCAGCGGCTGCCTGCGCCATGAGTTCATTTAAATTACTGCCACTAGATGCCTGACTTGCAGCAGCCTTTTGTTGAATCTCTTGAATGGCCGCAGGCTCATTAAGAATTGAACTGGCACTGTTCACAATGGTGCCAATCTGTGTCTGAAGTATAGACAAAGGAGACGTTAAATTCTTGGTATACCAGACTTGATTTTGGTCGAGCACCTTTTGGAACTGCGCAGCCTTATCTGCGGAGACAAGGTTTTGATTTTGAAGTTGCAGAAGTGTATAGTTCCAGAGTTTTAACGAATTATAGAATACAATTCGAATCTTATCGGCATTTATCTGTGCAGTCATCGAATCCATTGTTATTTGACTCTGTGCATCAATAGAATCTGAAAGGGCACTCGGATTCTGCTTCAACCATGTCATCCCTGTGTCTACGACCCCCTGCATAAGCGTGGCTCCATCAGGTGTAATTCCACCTGATGCAGAATCAGTTTGAATATTTGTCTGCAATTGTGTAAGCGTCTCTCTGTAGGTATCGCGAGTCTTTGCAGCATCTTTTTGGTCGGCCGCCTTTTGACGCCGAACATCGGGGTTATACGTAAGATTATCGAACAATTGACTTGCTCCTTGCCCCATCCTATTTATAGAGCATACTTCAGTCCACCCATACCTGACGCGAACTCTACGAAGTTGATGGATTCAACGTAAATGGTCAAATCATAGACATAGGTTGTAGTTGGAGGTAGTGTATACGGATTGACCTCCACTTGGAAGACACGAATACGACTGGCATTCAGAGAGCCTGAAGGCTGATGATCTGGGCTGTGAAGACAGAAACTGTAAATGGGGAGTATTTCACCAGGGTCACCGCTGGTATACTTGTAAGGGACGACCTTTGTAAAGTAATCAATCGGTTTCATCTCCTGAATTTCATTGCCATCGCAGAGAACTCGTAGACTCTGTAGGATCTGAAGTTGTGCAAATTGAATCAGTACACCTGATGAGAAGGCTTGTGTAAGTAGGGGAACTGTTCCAGGTGGAGGTAGATACGGCGTTGAAGGGTAATTCCACCAATTGGTCCAGTTAGTGAAGTCATTACGATATTGCATCGTATCTGAACGACGATTTATAAAGAGAAGACGTTCAACAGGATTATGCGTTTCAAGATCTAGAATCTGACGTGTATAGAGGGCAGGAAAGGGATACCAACTGACTTGATGTAATAGATAGGAGAGTGGGGTTGATGCGAAGAGATTTCGCTCTTGTTCGGGCAAATACACATAGGTTGTCTCAATTGTAGGCTGTAGATTCCATGTATTAAGGGCGGGTACAACTGCACCAATATCCGTTAAGAAGGCATTGAGTTGTCCACTAAGGTCCACAATTGTTGTGTAATCCGGAAGATTTGAGCGCAGATTCACGATGGAAGCAGTGGTCTGAACTCCAGGAGCCACACGGAATCCTGAAGCATCAAGAACGGTATAGAGTTGATTGATTGGGTTGAGTGTTAACTGAACTTCGCATTCATGGTACTGAAGTCCTACAAGTGGAAGCGCAGAGCCTGTTGCCTGTGTAAACCAGAATGGGAGCGGAACACGAATTGTCTGTCCAAAGAGTGATGGGCGATTCAATTGTGAGCCGAGAGGACGACTTGTGTCGCGAATTACACTCGGATAGCCTGTCTGATTTGTGCCGCCTGCATAAATGCCATTCCCTGGATCGACAAGTTCTGCGACATTCCCCACCAGCCGTTCCCATTTGTAGAATTCATCTGTTTGGCTATCAGCAAGAGCCTTTGCAAGTAGATAGGTACCATCAAACTCCTGAATTTTCTGGCCACCAATGAACACGGCGGCATTTTGAATAAGCGCACATCCAATGTATTTTGACCACTGAAACTCATATTGAAAATTTCGCACTTGCGGAGAGATATATTTGCTATAGATATCAGGAAGTTGAAACGAGAAATAGAGGTCACTCACTAAATCGGCAACACGAGGAATCTTGAAACGTACTTTAATCGGTTGATCAAAAAAGAGTTGATCGGGACCATCCATTTGCGCAGAGACACTCTCCATTGAAAAGTGTGAATAGCGGCGAAAGACCTTATAAAAGTAGGTCATATCCGGATTTCCACTTAGAATTACATTTTGAGAGCCATAGGCTACAAGTGCTAATAGACCGCCTCCAGTCATTGCTTACCCTTCTATTTCGTGAGGCTTTAATATCGGGATTCTGAATCCCACTAGTAAAGTCTTTAAGATACACTATATTTAGCTTGTATACCAGGAATCGACCATGGCGTTCTGCAGATAGGAGCCCGCCGACTGTGTGCTGGGCATGTCAATTGTTGAACTCGGTCCCTGGTTAGCATTCGCCTGGATTTCAGCAAAGGAGAGGGCATATCTGTAGTGGTAGAAACGGCTGAGTTGACCGGCCATTGTACCCGTCACCTTATAGTCCTCCTCTACACCCTGGAGATTGACTACCTTATTTCCAAGTGAAGTATTGCTGTTAAACTTGGATTGGCCAAAGATAATCAGATTCTGGTAGTTCTGGTAGGGGTAGGTCTTCTCCATCGGAATACGTCCCTTCAGATTTCCATTGATATAGACCTCCAGAGTATTTGCACGGAATACAATGGCAACATAGAACCACTTCTGCACAGGTACATTTTGGATGTCCACATAACTGTACCATGACTTGTAGGAGTTCATGAAGATACGCAGTGTATTCTCATCTGAGCGAACGAATACGGCCGGGCCCAGAAGTGGGAATGGTGTCGAGTAGCCCTTGTAGAAGACATGCTTGAGTCCATCACTTGTGTCAAAGGTCGCCGGGTCAATGAACAGAAAGAAACTGTAGGTGAATTCAACGCCTGTAAATTCATTGTCTGACGGAAGCAGCATTTTACTGTTTGGATCGCTGGGATCCTGACGAACAATAATTGACTGACTGCTCATAATCGTATTTGGCACAATCACTGTCTTTGACATTGAGTACTTGTAGTAAGTCTTTACGAGTGACTCGAAACTGAAGAAAATCAGAAAAACAACTATTCCCGCAATGAGCGCAAGGAGAATCTGCGGGATGAGTCCATTTCCGAATATGAAACTGCCACTACTGGTATTCAGAGGAGCCTCCATCACAATCTACAAACTGTAGATATTCTATACAAAGGAATCGACTTATGAAGACGTTTCATTTGTAAATATAGATATGTCATTTACGTTGATTTTGCCGTTGCAGGTGCAGGGGGCGTAAGTTGCCCAAAGAATGACTTGATTGCTGACCATAAATCACCCGATGAGCCGGAAGGACCCGCCATGTAGATACGATAGGTTTCATCCGGAGAAAGTGCGTAGTTGTAGAAGTTGACACCTGACAGGCTTCCATTCCAGTCTGTCTTCACATGAGCACCACCCGTTCCAATATCAGGGTTCAGAAGGAAGAAATAGAGCGGTGTTGATGTAGTGCCATTCACCTGGAACTGTCCCTTGAGCACACAGGAGCGTGAGAGGCGACCATCCATGTAGACGTCGCATAGATTGTTGTTTAGTACAATAGTTACATTCACCCAGCGACCGAACTCCACATTCTGCACATTGCACGGAGAGGCCGTATCACTGTCGGGGCTGGTTGTCATGAAACTATTGAAAACAAAACTCTGGCTACTACCGTCATTTACACGAACATGGAGTGTATTTGTCTTACCACCGAGTGCTACAGTCAGAGTGGAAGCATTATCAGTGGCAGTTCTGCCCAGGTTCAGAATGTGGCGCTTATTGGTAGTATCACTTCCAGCACCCGTAACATACATCCAGAAAGATACAGTCATTTCACCACCCGTAAAGATGTACTGTGATAGTTTTATATCATCCTGTGATGTGCCAGGATACTGAATGAGGGTCGTGGGCGAAGCAATCGGGTTACCAACAATCGACGCCTTTGTCTGTGTCTGTGTGATATTGAATAGATAATCATAGAGATAATACATCAGGACACCTGCTACAACAAGTATCACAATACCACCAACAAGTCTACCTAGTGAACCCGCAGGGGATGCAGTGGCGGCAGCGTTCATTCTGTTTGAGCAAGGGTTTTAGTACTCGGACTTCCATACAACGAGAGGATTGCTTGGGCGCACGGAGGGGCCTGAAAAACAATTGCCGGAAGGACATAGATTGAGGTTTAATGAAGGAAAAAGTGAGTCATAAGGCTCTCCCAGTGTATTTGTATTCGCGGAATAATCGGAGGCAACTTCGGATGCAGTCATGGCAGACGTCTTTGAAAGCAGATAGGAGGCTCTACCTGTAAAGGTTCCGTTGGATAAAGCAAGTTTTATTGCTGTAGGCTTCGGAACATTCGTTGTTTTAACAGAGGCTGCCAGTTGACCATTGTAATACACATCATACTTGGATCCCTCATGAGAGAGTGTAAGCATGACCCACTTCTGTTGAGGGAACGGCGGCAGTGGAAAGGTTTCAATATATGACTTGCCAGTCTGGTTGGTTGTCTGTATACAGAGTTGTGTCTTAGGAAGTCCAGGGCGAGATGCATCAGGAGCCTGTAAGAGTTCAATCCAGAGAGACGTATCGAACTGAAGGAGTTTTGCAAATCCAGGATGGGTGCACGTGCTCGTTGAAGTATCACAGATATCGAATGAATCCGTAGTCGAGTTAAAATTTGCAGTGTTTGTAGTGGTATCATAAATTGCCCCAGTACGCGGAAGTGACTGTATATAGTAAAAAATACGGAAACTTGAACTCTGATTTTTTAAGAAATTCGACACATACGTTGCATCATTTGTAACCCAATTTGTTGAGGCTTGATTGGCATCAAGAATCCACGGACCTGGATCAGAACTTTTTGTTATTTTAGGTGTAAAAAATATGCTAAATGCATAAATTGTAACTATGATAACAAGGGCCGCGATGAACCAGATGATCATCTCTCTATTGAAGAGCAGGAGTTCCTATCCCACGCATTTCACC